CACACAACGGTGTGTGCCCTCTTCGATGTGCAAGTGAAAGCTTGTACTAAGGAGGTCCAGTAAGCATGGCCAGCCGCTCGCGCACGAGACACGATTTGTTTGACTTTATCCGTACTGATCGTACACTTCGCCCTGACGGGTCTGTGTATGCTCAGCAGGTTAATGTCATTCATTCCGGACGATCAGGTGAACAAATCACCGACGTCGTAGGATCAATCGGGGATGTTCACCCCGTTGATCACTTCTCGTGGAAAGCGAGTGACTTTGGTCTCTACATTGGGGACATCTTGGACACTAACTTAGGCTGGAGACAAGTCTTCAGTCCTAACTTAGATTTCCAACCTTTCCCCAACGGAGTACCAAGCCCCATGCTTGCCTCAGTTCTCCCTTCTTCGGGTTTCGTGTCGGAACTAGGTGACTTAGCATTTGATGCTATGTCTACTCAGGTTCCTCAAGAAGTTAGTTTACCTAACTTCTTGTACGAAATGCGCGACATTGGTGCACTCGTGCCCCAACTCGGCAAATCGTTACGCGAAACCGTCGCTGGTGGCTACTTGAATTACCAATTTGGGTGGAAACCCTTCATTGGTGACCTCAAGAAGCTAGGTAGTCTCATGGACACAGTATCTAAGAGAATTGACTACCTCAAAGATACTTATGGTCGTGAGACTCGTCTATCCTTCGAAAAGCAGCTTACTGCTGCAGATTGCGGAATAGACGTTCTCGGAAGCTCTTCGCCTCCGTCCAGCGGCACTTACATCCGGTCTTGGCAAGGAACATTCAGGTGTGGTGGGTATCTTTACCACCTTCTGAATGACCTTGACGGGATGCAAGGTGTATTAAGGGGGTGCTATGCGGCACTCGGCCTGAACAATCCTCTCGGCGTACTTTGGGAAGCCACTCCGTGGTCCTTTGTCGCCGATTGGTTTGGCCGAGTTGACGCTATTGCTGCACGCACTGCTGTACAACCCTTCACAGGGTTGTGGGAAGTGCGTCGAGTCACTCATTCCTACTCGATCGATTTCGTTCGAGAGCAATGGGGTGGCCCGATCAACGGCTATTCTCCTTCAGTAATGAAGAAGGAAGCTGTTGTTACAGCTAAGCACTATCTGAGGAAAACTGGTATTCCTGTTGCGTCCGGGTTGCTGACCCGAACCAACCTCAACTCCGGTCAGCTGATGCTTGCCGCTGCGCTTACGAGCGGGGCATTCAAGTAGCCGCTCCAGCCGTAGTTGACCCTACAATGATGTAGGGTTACCAACTGTTGAACTTGAGAGGAGCCACATGTTTTCTGCTGACATCGTTCTCGATGACGTTTCCGGAGACGATTCCACGTATCGTCTGGTTTCCCAGGACTCTACTGGGTCTCGTCGCATCGACATTGCCACTACGCTGTCTCTTCCTGCTACGCTGTCTGTTAAGCACAGCGTTTCTGGGAAGGGCGCGGACACTGTCGATCGGCACCTGGTTCAGTTCGTTCGAACTTACCAGGATGCCGCGGGTAAGTCGGTTCAGCTGGTCACCAACTTTACTGTTGCTGCCCCGCGGAACTCGGCTGTTACGGCTGCCGTGGTCGCTGATGAGATTTGTCGTCTCATCGACTTCCTTAGCAGTGGTGGTGTTACCACCTTGGCCTCTACGGCCAACATCGAGAGTCTGTTGCGAGGTGAGAGTTGATGAGGGATTCGTACGTAGATGAGAGCGCTGCGGCGATTAGGAAATTGAATGGAACGATCACGATAGCTGTTGCTACCGTGGTCTTCCTTTCAATTCTCTTTCTCCTAAGCGCACTCATCGTCCTGCTGGTCCCTCACGCTATCTAGCACAGACCGGCACGAAAGCTGTGGCACTGGAGGATGACCTGTGAAGGCCACCCCGAAGAGCCAGTTCGAACTCACGTTCGACCTCTTAGAGCAGCTGGTTCGTTGCGATCCGCTTTCACTTTGCACACCCAAGTCCCTTCGCAAAGATTTAGAGACATTGAAGTCTCGATCTCTTCACGAAGGACTGTCCTTCCTGACCAAGACTTTACCTTCCTTAGGTAAGGCCCTTGATCATGGTTTGGAGGATTCACGATTCACAATTCCTAGCGGATTTAGTCACTCCGCTAAGAATCGAAGTATACCCGCATTTCTGCAGGCATACTTTAATCGTGTCTTCGGTGTGGAAGGTATCCTCCGGGACGATGCTTGTCCGTTAAGTGTTAAACACTTACGACAAGTCTTGTTCTTCGCGTACAAGCTTGAGCTTCCGTATTCGAAAGAGACCGAGGAGAGAGTGATCTCTTCTTTCGTTTCTACGGATGAGGAACTCAGCTCCTTAGATTTGAGCACCCGTGATTTCGATCACGAGTCCCTCATTACTAAGGATGTCTTTGGTGACTTTGATCACCTTGACATTGTTCCGCGACATGGTCCGGGGGCGGTAGCTACTGGCGAGAAGTACGAGGATAAGTGGGTTTTCTCCCGCAAATACTCGTCTATTCACGCCATTTACCCTTACTATGATTATTTCATAGTAGGGGGCTCTCGCGAAATCATCGATCGATTGGAATGGTACAAATCTTTAGAAGCCCACGCGAGTGGAACTGCTAAAGTTGTACTGGTTCCAAAAGATTCACGTGGTCCTCGTCTTATATCTTGTGAACCACTGGAATACCAGTGGATTCAACAAGGTTTAGGACGGAAGATGATGCACCATATGGAAGAGTTTCCTCTTACATCTGGTAACATCAACTTTACGGATCAGTCAATCAATCGCCGTCTTGCGCTGGAGAACTCACGTTCTCAGCAATGGGCGACGCTTGATTTGAAGGATGCGTCGGACCGTGTTTCTCTAGCTCTCGTTCGCGAGGTGTTTTCTAA